AGATGTTGATGGCGTAGATCCAGGCGAATACCAGGACTATGTAACAGACACAGTTAATGCCTGGAGACGAGATTTAACAGATATCATACCAGCCACAGGGTTTAATGGAACATATGATAGGACATTCGGTTCGGTGTGGCCACAGGATGAATAAGTTGTGGACAATATGGAAACACGCACTAGGATCTTTTGACGAAGAGGATGGATATGATGTTAATAATGAAAACCGAATTTCATATATCCGAACCTTTATAGTAATGTCTAACCTTGCTTGTGTGTATTTAATAATGCTAAATATAATTATAGGATGGATACAATGAGATTAGATTATAAAGATTGTGGCTCTATAGGAATTACCTGTAGCACATTTGACTTGTTACATGCAGGACATGTTGTAATGTTAGAAGAAGCTAAACGTCATTGTGATTATCTCATAGCAGCGCTACAGGTTGATCCTACTATTGATCGTGGTGATGTTAAGAACAGACCCATACAAAGTATAGTAGAACGACAAATACAATTAGCTGCTGTAAAGTATGTTGATGAGATCGTTATGTACTCTACTGAAGACGAATTGGAAGATTTATTTCTAACACTCCCATTGAACATGAGAATACTAGGTGAGGAATATAGAAATAAAGAATTCACCGCCAAGCAGATTTGTTTAGATCGCAACATTGAATTATTCTATAACAAACGAGATCATACTTTTAGTAGTACATCTCTAAGAAATAGAATCGTGGAGGCAGGCCCTAAATTGTCAGCCGAATTATTAATACAAGGCGAACTGCCTTACACAGAGGAAAGATTATGAAAAAACTAGATCAGAACACGCGCAGAGTAGTTAACTGCTTGAACGCAAGCCGTAGAACACTAGACCCTAGCTTTAGAGCTTATTGGAAAGACACAGCTAAGAAATTAGCTACAAAAAACAGTATCGATTTAAAAGAAATAACTAAAAATTTGGAGTTGTATAATGCAGAAGTTGAAACTAGTAGCATCCACTAGGCTATGGACAGCAAAGGGAGAGAAAGACTTCCCCATGTGGGCACCAACTGGTAGCAACGAATACATTCTAGGTAATTTTGATGGTGAGCCAACTATATCTGAAATAGGTAGAATGGTTCAGGAGTTCCAGCATATGTTGGAAGGAAAAATGTCAGACTCTTTTGCAGAGGTATATTCAGGCTATGAATTATATCTAACTGAATCCTTGACACACAACGAACACTTTCAACTACAACATGGAGACACTATTGACTTCCCAGCAACAGATGTCAAAGACTTCGAGGGAACCGAGTAGATTAACTTTCGGTTTCACATACTTTGACGAGCCCGACAGACTGCGCGAACAGATAGCGCAATGGGAACATTACAGTCAAGGATGTGATATAGTCCTCGTAGACGATGGCTCCGAACAAACTTCTGCAATGGAAGTTATTGGCGATTGGCGGCCTCCAGAGTGGGGTCCAACGCTACAAGTTTGGAGAGTTACAGAGAACCTAGGGTTTAATAGTCATGGCTGTAGAAATTTAATAGCTACAGTTGCCCCAACAGAATGGATACAATTTGCAGATATAGATATGATTATCCCCCCAGGGGAAGTTGCTAGGTTCAGACAAATACGTCCTACTCCTAATAGTGTTTATCATCATATGAGTTATGCTAGGTGGCAACAAAAGCTATTTAGACTAACGAGTGACACTAGATATTCAGGCCATTTGAATTGTTTTTTGATGTCTAAGACAATATTCTGGGAAGCTGGTGGGTATGACGAGTCCTTCACAGGACACCACCACGGGGACAGAGAGTTTATGAATAGAGTAGCAAAATTAGATGTTTCTTTCAGAGACACGCCTATTATTATAGACCATGTCCGTGCTGGAAAGCATGGTAGCGTAAACAACGCAGTAGATAAGACAGTATATACTAGTGAAGATCATTTTTACGCACCACTAGCACCACCAGAAGTAGAGAAATTACGAGGAACAAAAACAGCTCGGCTGGACTTTCCGTATGTTCAGGAGTTATAAATACTGATATGAGATTTGTAGAATTTTTAAAAGAAGACGCAGAAGAAGATAAACTCAAGCATTTAGAACATGTTGAGGATCACGTCATCCATGCTGGACACAAAGGTTTTGGACACGCATTCCATACTATTAATGATGTGCATAACGACTTACAAGGCAAAGGGAAATCTGATACAGCGACAACGATTAAATATGATGGTAGCCCTGCTGTTGTATTTGGTAAACACCCCGAGAACGGTAAGTTTTTCGTAGCATCCAAATCAGCATTCAACAAAACACCAAAGATTAATCACACCCATGAGGATATAGAAAAGAATCATGGACACGCACCAGGGTTAGTAAGTAAGCTCAAAGGTGCCTTAGATCACGCTCACAAGATAAAGCCAAACGGTGTATACCAAGCGGACATAATGCACGCAGGCGATGTGAAGCACGATAAGAAGAACAACAGGGTAGACTTTACACCACAGTTAATAACATATCACGCACCCGCAGACTCAGACCACGGTAAAGCAGCTAAGAGAGCTAAGCTAGGGTTAGCGATACACACGGAGTACGAGGGTAAGACTATAGCGGATATGAAGGCTAAACACGGTGCTATTGACGCTAAGGAGTTCACAAAGCACAAAGATGTGCACCTTATGAGTGCCAACCACGATGTTAGCAGTCATCACTACACACAGGAAGATCGTAAGCAAGTAGACCATCACTTGGAACAGGCTGTGGCTCACTTCAAAAATACCCCAAAAGAACACCACGAGACAGTCCAGAAACACGCTGTGGCAATGAAGACTTACATTAATCATACAGTACGGACAGGTGAAGAACACTCGCATGAGGGGTTTGTAGCACATCACAGTAAGAGCCATCAGAAGAAGATAGATGGTGTTAAGACAGATGCAGCTAAAGCAAGGCACCAAACTACCATGGACAATACTATGGGACATATAAATAAGAATAAGAAACACTTTGAAGGTCCAATGGGTATGCACAAACATTTACAAGCAGCTAAAGATGTTATTACAAAAACAATGTCCCAGAAATCAGAATGGGGACATGAGGTAGATGGACAGAAAGTAAAACCAGAAGGCTTTGTAGCCATTAGAGGTGGAAGACCATCCAAATTCGTAGACAGGAAGGAGTTTAGCGCACTAAACTTTAACAAAAATGACAACAGAAAATAAAGATAAACACATAGTATTTTCATATGGTAGGATGAACCCACCAACTGCTGGACATTCTAAGGTAGTTGACAAGGTTAAATCACATGCAGATAAGATTGGTGCTAACCATTCAGTGGTTGTTAGTCATTCACAAAAACCTAAAACAGATCCTTTACATCACAATCATAAGACAGATTATTTAAAACATGTGCACCCTGATGTAAACTTCTCAAACTCTACTAAAGAACACCCTTCATTTTTACACCAACTTAAAAAATTCAATCAGGAAGGACATACACACGCAACAATGGTTGTGGGTTCTGACAGAGTAAAACAATTTAAAGCGTTGGCTCATAAGTACAACGGAAAAGAATACGACTATAAGAAAATACATATTCTCTCAGCAGGACATAGAGATCCTGATGCTGAAGGTGTGTCGGGTATAAGTGGAACAAAGATGAGAGCTCATGCCACTAATAACGATTACAAATCCTTTAAATCTGGACTACACCCTAACCATTCAGACGAACATGGACAGAAATTATTCAAGGCGACTCGTGAAGGAATGAATCTACAGAAAGAGGAGAGAGGAATGATGGACTTCTCAAATTTTCTTACTGAGGAAAAGGCAAAAGGATTAGACGGTAAAGCATGTTGGGACGGATACAAGTTACAAGGCTCTAAGAAGAAAGGTAAGAGAACTGTAGATAATTGTGTTAAGGAAGACGATAAAGGGCGGCCGACTAGAAAGGCCCAATCATTAAAGAGGTGGAGATGTTAATATTAATAAAATTAAGTATCGCTTGTATAACAGCAGTTTTTGGAAACGCTTTTAGTAAGTGGTTCCTAAGTACAAAGGCAGGAGTATGGTTCCAGGTACATTTGGATAACTTTATGTTTTACCTAAGCGAAAAATACGACATAGAAATAGGCAAAAAAGAGGCAAAGTGGAGACAAGATTATCCATTACTTGCCACAAGAATAGACAAGTTAGAGGCACAAGCACACCCTGCCATAGAGAAGGGTAATGCTACAGAGTTGGCGGAGAGGATAAGTAAACTAGAAAAGAAAAGGTATAAAAATGAGTAAAGTATTCTTTGGAATGTTCCTGATGATGACGTTAGCATTTGGCACTTATTATTATTTTACTGAAAAGAAGATAACACGACTAACCGAGAACAACGCAGCGTTATCAATCGTTGCACAAACTAATCAGGATACGATAGATACGTTATCCGACGACAGAGAACGTTTTCAATCGTTATCAAATGAGCTAAATGTAAAATTACAGGCTTCAGAGGCTTATGGTAGTGAACTGTCGAAAAAACTAAGAGAACACAATTTAACAGCACTAACCCTAAGAAAGCCAGGGTTAATTGAAACGAGGGTAAACAATGCCGTACAAAAGCTTACTACAGAGCTCGAGTCTATTACTTCTACTGATAGTCAGTAGTGGTTGTAGCTTACTTCAAACTCCACCACAGATTGAAGTACAAACCAAATTTATAGAAAGAGCAATTCCTATACAACCTAGGCCACGAGGAGTTTCGTTATACCCTACGAAATACTGGGCGGTAACAGAAGCTAACTTTGAAGAGTTTAAAGAAAAATTTACAACTACTCACGCAGACATGGTATTCTTTGCACTTAGCATCCCAGACTATGAGAACCTGTCATTAAACATGGCAGAGTTAGTCCGTTATATAGAACAGCAAAAGACAGTTATCGTATATTACGAAGATGCTATTGCTAATAAACCTAAAGAACCAGTAGATCCGGAAGTAAAAGATTAACCGTGTATAAATAAGAGTAAGGGAGAGATTAAAAGTGCCAGTAACAGACATCGAAAAATCAATAAAACTTATGAGTGAGGACTTAGCTTCTGGTAGGCCAGCTAAAAAAGCTTTGGTGAAACCAATGGGCGACACACATAACGACAATTCAAAAAACTTTTCAGTAAAGCCACTAAAATCCCTTAAGATGAAAGAAGAAAACATCACAGAGCTAGAAACTAAGACACTATCCAATTATGTAAGAAAAGCAGTATCACCTCTAAGTAAAAAATCAGTAGGTAATTTGGCTTCTAAAGGAGCTCACAAATTAGCACACTCAGATGATTTTGACGCAGGCGAGAAAGAAGACATGAAAAGTGTCCAGAGAGCAAAGGGTGTTATTAGAGCAACTAAGAAATTAGCAAAAAGAGCCACTCAAAATGAAGATTTTAATGATAACGAAAAAAGGCGAGCAAAAGCACTAGCAGGTAGGAAGAAAGCTGTAGTACACAGCACAAAGCCAGACAGTCTTAAAACAGTTAAGATTAAATACAACGGTCCACCTATTAAAACAAAAGTAACAGACATCGGCCCTGGTGGAAAAGAAACCGTCAGAAAAGATTGGAGTGAAGGCTACAATATTAAAGATATGGCAGCGGACTTAAAACCTAAATATAAACCTAGTAATAAGCCTATACCTAAGCATTTACAAAATAAAATTGCATCTCAGTTCAAAGATCCAAAAGATAAACGAATTGGCGAAGACATCCGTGCAAGACAAGTAGGAATAATGAAGAATTTAAAAACAGAGTCTTCTAATGATAATTACGATCCAGTTGTTTCAGATTTAAGAACTAAAGAGAAACTTAAGAAAGCAGGCCTACCGAAGGAATCACCTAAGGTAAATGAAGCAAACCATATTGTATTCGATTTAAATAATATGGAAGAAAGTTTAGCCAATCTAGTAAGGCGCGGAGTTGATAAGGTTGTCAAAGCAGTTGATTCAGCCAACGAGAAACAACCAGTTTCACCTAGTAAGAAGAAGCTTTACAATCCAGTCTCAGGCGAAAATATTAAAAAACGTGTGGACTCTCAAAAAAAAAGGTAGTAATACCTAAGTCCGCTCATAAGGACTTAAAAGCACTCTCCAAAAAAGACGATCATAATTGGTGGAAACACCAAGACGCTTCGATGCAGAAAGAAAATGTAGCTGCAATGTCGGCAGGCAACGTTCCTAAACCACAAGATAGATTGAAAGCTGGGATAAAAGTAGACAGAAGTAAATTCAAATCTATTAAGGATTACAAAGCTTCCTTCAATAAAAAGATAAGCTACGATTCGTTAACTACTCAGAAAGAAGGCTACTGGGACGATCGCAATGCCAAACAAAAAGAAACGTTAGCAAAACACGAAAAACGAATGATAGACTCAGCAAAGAAGTCTGTTAAAAAGAATCCCTCCCCGGTGCCTATTAAAGAAGACGAACGTTACGATCCAACTCCAGGCGGTATGGAATGGGGAACACCTCAAGGCACAGCATATTTTAAATCTCTAACACCAGGCGAAGGGAAAGTATCTAAACCTCTAAAAACATTGCCTATTAAGGCTAGAAGGCCTCAAGATGAGATTGGTACAAAGATAACAGAAAAACTGTTAAACAAAAAGAAGAAGTTGATATCACCTCATATGGGGGACATGGATCCTCTTCACCAGGACGCCCCTGTTGTTAAAGGATACAATGAAACATTTGACTTGATGCGATATGCAGATCCTGAAAACTTTGTAGGTTACGATCACATTGAACCTAATCAAGCAAACCACAGTAAACACGAGTACCCTGTTAACAATGAGAAAGAGACACATGATACAGGTGATGAAGGCCATTGGTTAACAGGTAAAGACGGCGAGTGGTATATAGAACAAATAGATGTCGACGAGTTAGATAAAGCAGCAGACAACTTCACATTCAAAGATGCTCTTAATCTAGGTCTTTATGACGAAGAAGAACTAGAAGATGAAGACTTCGATGGCGATCCAAACAATGATGTAGCTATACACGAAGTACTATCTGTACAAGGACGTATGAAAAGACGTTTTAATGCGAGACGTAACAAACAAAAATTAAAAGTAGCAAGACGTATTGCTCTAAGACGTGGTTCAACTCCAGACAGATTGAAAAGAAGAGCTACTCGTGGTGCGAGACTTATGGTATACAAACGATTGCTCAGAGGAAGAGATAGAGGATCTTTACCACCTGCTGAGAAGGCAAGGGTAGAGAAAATGATTACTAGATTCCAACCATTAGTTAATCGTATATCAATTAAACTATTACCTCAGATGAGAAAGAACGAAATTAAACGTTTAGGAAGTAGAGGTAAGGCAGGGGCTACTACTAGTAAGAAGTACAAAGCAGCTAAAGCAATACGTGGAGCAGCTAGTCAGAAGGCTAAGAGATATAAAATTAAGAAGCCTGGCAAGTTTAAAGCACCTAAGGCAAAAGCATTCAAGTCACGAATTAAATCTGGTGGTCCAACAATTAAAAAGGCTTCCAAGGCTTATAAAGCATTTAGTTATTCAGTAGGTTAAATATTATGAGGCCCAAAGGCAATTGGGGGCTACCCCAGGTAGCAAGAATCCAGATAGCTTCTATGAAAACTCTGGAATTATTCGATCCTCGATACACAAAAACATTCTGGGACATGCGTAGTCTCGGTGTATTAACTCCCGAACAGTTAGATTTATTACTAGGCCTAAAAGAAGAGTTCCAAATAAACTCAATATGGCCTGAATGGGAGACCCACCCAGATTGGGACTACACAATAAATAAGTATAACTTCCGCGATCAGTTTCCTCTAGGTAGAAAGAAGAACGTTGCTGTATTTGGTTGTAGTGCAACAATGGGTGTTGGTGTAGAGAACTCCTATTCTCAGATATTACAAAACAGATTGGGAGATGATTGGGGTGTGTTTAATTTAGGGACACCATCAAATCATATTATTCATATGTACAAGAAGTTTATTGCTACTCTACATGTAACTAATCTAGACACGGTTATATTTACATTCCCTCACCTACAACTACTATGTTTCCGAGATAACATGTTTCGTTCACTATCAGCACTATCAGGTATCAAACCTAACTCAATAGAGTGGATAACATTGTTGGAAAACTTAGCCACCGACGACTACAAGGAATTAAGAGAGGACGTTAGACAAGGTAAGGAACCTATAAATCTTAAACAAGCTCTAATGTTTTATATTGATGCTATTGTTAAAATATGTAATGAAAGGAATATTAATCTTATAATGGGTGGGTGGGACTCAGACGTATATTTTCATGTATCACAAGCATACCCAGAGTTCACACTTAAAAGATGGGAATGGAGTGATTACGCCTATGATGATGGAAATACCGGGCATCACCCAGGCGTAAACACTCACTTAGAGTGGGCTGAAGAATGCCTTAAAAGGATAAACCCTACCTTATAACATATAAATAACATTATGAACCACGGAATTATATTAGGTGGTGTGGTTGATTATTATTATGATTCAATCAAACGAGCACCCGGCGCACATAAGATAGCAACACATCTACGGAGAGAAGGGTGGGACGTTGAAGTTCTCGACTTTGTTCAATCATGGACAGTAGAAGAGCTTAAAGAATTTACTAGACAAAGAGTATCTAAGGATACAAAGTTCCTAGGACTTAGTGCTACATTCTCAATACGATTTAAAACATTATATGAATTTACCTATTGGTTTAAAGAAGAATATCCAGACATTCTAATCATAGGTGGCTCTCAAGCATTCCATAATTGTGAAGGTTTTCCATTAGACTACATGGTACATGGTTATGGAGAGTTAGCTATGAGTGCTATTCTTAGTGGTAATGTTAAATATACAGAACATAAATGGCTAAACGGAAACTCTTTTAGGCGCGTAGACGCTACCCATGACTACATGGCTGCTAGGATGAAGAACTTGTCCACGCATTACGAAGATAGAGATCATATACAGCCACAGGAGGTCCTTACAGTAGAGTTTGGGCGTGGTTGTATATTTAACTGCCACTTTTGTACCCTCACATATAGGAACATTAAGGAAGATCACAGCAGGTCTGAGGACAATTTATATACAGAGATGTTAGAGAACTATGAGAAATGGGGCACAACTAATTACTCTATATCAGATGAGACGGTTAACGATTACACAGAAAAATTAGAAAGGTTTGCAGGAGCTATAAAGAGACTCCCGTTCAAACCTAATTGTGCAGGTTATATTCGTGGCGACTTGTTAGTATGTAAACCTAAAGACTGGCAAATGATACATGACATAGGGTTAAACTCTCAGTTTTACGGTATAGAATCATTTCACACACCTTCCGCAAAAGCTGTAGGTAAGGGTATGCACTCTGGTAGACTACAAGATGGTTTACTAGCATATAAAGAGTGGGCTAGAGAAAGAGGCCACTTCCAGGCGCATTTAAGTCTGATAGCAGGCCTGCCACATGAGACTTTAGATTCATTAAGAGAAACAAAAAGATGGATAGTTAATAATTGGGACGGACAAACATCTCAGATTATGCCTTTATGGATTCCAGATAAGACAAGACAGTATGAGGAACAGAGCAGATTTGCAATGGACCCTCAGAAGTATGGCTATCACAAAACTACAATGGCAGAGTGTAATAATAACAACTCACCTTGGGAAGACGGGCCAAGAGGACAGTTTAGAAAATTGTATGAGGGGTTAGTTAAACGTGAATCAAACAATGATGAGATAGTATACAATACAGAAGACAGCACATTCCAAGAAGAAATGTCTTTTATGAACTGGAAGTCAGATACATTAGATTTATATAAAGTGTTATCATACTTAGAACATGAGTGGTATGATAACGATTTTACAGGTGGGAATCAACCCCCATTACCATTTTCATATCACAACTGGTTAATAGACCCTAAGCATAAATGGGAAGATATGTCTAAACGAATGGTTGAACTACCACCACCCGTAGAGTATGCTAAAAAATTCATTGAAGATTATAAAATTAAAAAATTAAGATCAACTGTATAGATTGTATAAATACAAGAGTAAACAAGAGAAGAGTATATGGCAGGCGTAGATCACAAGAGACTGGACACATTGATAAGACAAGGCATGATGCCAGCTAGTCAATTACCGGTTTTACATAGAGCGTTAGCCAATCTTAAAATGGGTAAGAATTTACAACCTATGGAAAGAGAAGCAATTTCAAAGCTTATGGATAAGATGATGGGGTTCCAATTCGGAGACGATATAACTTATAACAGAGCTAAACTACATACTCAAAGAAATAGATATCAAACCGAGGAGAAAGGAATGGCAGATAATAATATAGAAATCGTTGTTCACGACGGATCGGAAGACCAAGATGACGTTAAAAAAGAGAAGAAAATGAAAAAACAATCGAAGTCCTCCCTCGTTACGAAAGGCGAACCAAAAGAACCCGGCAAGGAAAGAACCGATGAAGCAGTAGCTCATCGTCCAGCCGATAAAACAGAAGGCGATACGGAATCACCTGTACAAGGAGGCTCTAAAAAGAACCCCGAAATAACAGATGGACCTAAGCAAATGACTAAACCAGATATTAAGGAAGGCTTAATTTCAGATCTAGATTCAGACGGTATGCGAAAGCGTGCTACTAGATTAGCTTCTCGTATGGGAAGAAGGTCTAAAGAAATGAAGCTTAAAGATATGCCTAAAGAACTCAGAAAAGAGAAAGAGAAAGCAGGCGTAGCAGAAGACTTTATCAAGTTTAATAATCTTTACAAAGAAAATCTACAAAGAGCATTAGCTAATAATAAAGTAGACAATGTAAGAGATATTCCAGAGTCTATTAAGGGATCACTATTTAAGCATGTTGAAGAGGCTACTTACTCAGACAAACAAATTAAAATGGCCAAGGGCATAGCATTTGACCCTAGACATAAAGGTGGAGATTACTCAGGCGCTGCTAAAAAGGCAGAGAAAATTAAGAAAGGATTGTCAGATCACCCAGATGTTTCAAACGCACTTAGACGAGCGAATGAAGAACTAGAGTTAGGATTAGAAGAGGGATCATTAAAAAACTTTGCCATGGATCATGGCTATGATTTTGATAACCCACCTAAAGACCCACATAAATGGCTAGATGATAAAGCTAAAAAACATGGCGTAGGACCTAACAAATCAGGTAAAGTAGGATCTAAGGCAAAAACAGTTACTAAAAGAGCTGATGGTACAAAGACATTTAAAACAGAATCTAAAATTGCTAAGAAAGACCATGACGGTGACGGCAAATTAGAAACTAAAAAAGATGAATACTTTGGCTCTAAAGACAAAGCAATTAAAAAGGCTATGGGTAAAGATATCAAAGAGAACGAAGATACACCAGAAGAAACACAAACTTATAGAACACAAGGCGATAAGATTAGAGATGTACACAAAACTGTAATGGATGTCTTAACAGGCAAAAATAACGTTTCAGAAGTACCTTTAGTAGTAGACCCTAATGTGGCTCTTCAAGCAGAAACAGACAGACTGTACAACGATGTACAAGAAGGCGCTAAAGAAGATGCAATGAGAGATATTGCCAAAGACAAGGACTTATCTAAACCTAAGAAACCTACTGAAGGCAAAGCTAATAAACATGACGGATCAAAAGATAAAGGTCCAGAGCACATTGTGGCTCAGTTAAGAAAGTCTATTAGTTTAGGTGACAAACATGATGGTGTAAAATTCCAAGATGGAAAAACACATAAAGTATCTGCTCAACATGCACATAAATTTCTTAATAAATATATGAGTGGGAAGCCAGTAGATAAAGAACATATGCAGTCTCATGGACATGCATCACACAATAATTTTAAAACACATATAGATTAATAGGAGAAAAATATGTCAAATTGGGGAGCAACAGACGCGGACGAAAGTAAGCCTAAGTATCTTACAACCGCTCAGAAAAAAGAAATATTTGCTACAGCCCGTGGTTGGGAAGTGGAAGCAGGTTCTAAACAAACAGGTAACGGTAGAACAACTGCCGACTCTGAGGTTTTAGTAGCTATGTCGTCACTTGCAACTAAAGTAGGCGCAGCGGATATTACACAGATTGAATGGATTACAACAGCAGCAGATAAGTCAGCAGGCTTTACGCTTTCAGCTCTAGTAAGATTCAACGAATCAGTAGATGTAACAGGAACACCACAAGTATCAGTAACCAACGGCAACGAAGGTACAGGCACAGGTCGTGGACCACACTTACTATCATACGCTAGTGGAACAGGTTCAAATGAACTTACATTCTCACTAGTAGTAGCAGCAGCAGACGCAGCTACAAACGCAGACGATGTATTAAGCATAGGTGCTAATGCTCTTGGACTAAACTCAGGTACAATTAAAGATAAAGGAAAAGCTCAAGTTTCTACTATCACAAGTGTAGCGGGTATTGGTACAGCAGCTGGTACATTAACAGTCGTAGCGTAAGGATAAATCATGGCAGACGCTAAGATCTCAGAATTAACCGCTGCTACTACAGCAGCGGCAGCTGATCTAACATATCTTGTACAGAGTAGTACTTCAAAGTCTATTACTGTCCAAAATCTGTTTGGCAATATATCAACGCCAGTTCAGTTTACAAATTCTATCCAAGTTGGCGATCACGATACTATTACAACGATAGGAATTGTGGCAACGACAACAAACGTCACCTACATACACAATCCCGACGGCGCCGGCAACCTTACAATAGGTACCGGTCTCGACGGACAAATTAAAATTATTATAATGTCTTCCAATACTGGATCACATACTTTGACATTGCAAGGAGCTAACGTACAGAACAATGTGGCTTTCTCAGCAGCAGGTAACTCGGCAACAATGTTGTACGATACAGGCCTTAGCAAGTGGTTCTTCATTGGAGGAAGCGCAACGGTGAGTTAAAAATAAATGACTGAATTAAATGATGACAATTTTTTGATATTTGCAATTAAGAACTATAGAAATCCCTCATGTACAGGGATGGCAGAATTAGAAGATGATTTAAAGAGGTTTAAATACCTCAAACGCTTGTTAAATAGATATACTAAAACAGGCGAGGCTAATGAAAGACTAGTAATCAATCATTTAGTTTTATTATACAATGTATTTGGTAACGCAACAACAGAAATGTTGTTTTTTAAGTTAGAAGAAAAATATTGGTCCAACTTAAAAACATTTTTAGTATTCTTAAATAGACTACCACTGGCAGAGAGTTATACAGCAGGTGTTAGAATTAAAAGAGTTCAAGATGATGTGCATCTTAATGAAGACTTAATAACAGTACTAAGGAAAATTTAAATGGCATTGCAGGAAGGTAGAGCGTTCGATACTATTGTAGTATATAAGATACTTAAACTCTTATCTACACCAATAGAACAGTCTGCCGCTTATAAGCTCGGTATAATCGACGCCAGTGGCAAAAATTTAAAGAAGGCTGTTACTACAACCGAAAAAAACGCATACTCATTCCTAAATCGTTTTGTATTTAAAGTACAATACGCATTAACCAAATCTTCAGACTTTAAAGGTAGACGTCTTTTATCTTTTGCAGCAGCTCTTGCTCTGTTAAAGGAATACAAAGAAGAAGATGATAGGGTAGAGATTGGTGCTTTGTTAGAGTTGTATTCTCTAGATGAGAATGTTATACTACATTCTAAATTATTAGAACAAAATATTGTTTCATTCAGAAGCTTCATAGACGAGAATAGTGTTGGTGGTGGTGGTATAGCAGGTATAGGAATAGGTCCTCAAGGGGAACCTGGTGTTGATCCTAGACTTATGCCAATGGCAACAAGACGTAAAAAGAAAAGACTTAAAACATGACAACTAATAATACTACAGCAAAAACTGAAAGAGAATTAGGAACCATTAAGGCAGATATTGCTGCAATGGGCCATTTGTTTCAGAAATTAGATGAGACTATGGATAGCATTAGTAAGGCGCTTACGTCTAATAGCGCAATCTTAGCAGTACATGAAGAAAGACTTATATCAAACGAAACTACAAATCGGGAGAGAGTACGGACTGGCGAATTCGCCGTAAAAGAGCTCCACAGCCGTATATCAACCAGTACCCGAGAAAACTTGGAGCAACACAGAAACATGAGCGACAGCATTAAGAAAACAGAAGATAAAATCTTAACTGCCATACAAGAGTTACGAAAGGAAGTTAATGGCGATCAAAGAAACCTTGAAAAACGTATCGACAAATTGGAGCAGTGGAGATGGATTCTCATTGGAGCATTAATAGCTGCTACCATATTTTTTCCACAACTAGGAACAGTCTCTGAGTTCTTCACAGGCTAACCACTAATACAACCGTTATCTATTCAAGATAACAGAATCTAGTATACATATAAGTACAAACATTTTCCTATAGTGTTTAAAACTAATTAACCCTTTTGGTACCTAAGGTGCTTTACTAAAGCACTAAAAGGTCGTATAATATGTCTTATGTTACACTTAGATTTGAAATATATAAACATGTCTTCCCACCGTTTTCAGCGGTTTGCGAGAAAAGACGACTACCTGTTTAATTTTCGGTGTCCCTTGTGTGGCGACAGCGATAAGAAGAAAAACAAAGCTCGTGGTTACTTGTATAGGAAGAGTAACGATATGTTCTATAAGTGCCATAATTGCGATGCAGGGACAACTTTTGGTAATCTCTTAAAGACAATAGATCCTTTACTACATAAGCAATATGTCTTAGAAAGATACACCGAAGGCAATGCAGGCCACACAGGCAAACAAGGCAACAACAATCCAGAGAAAGTATTTGAGTTTGACTTTAAAGCTCCTGACTTCAGTGCTAGGAAGCAGAATAAAGAAAAACTTATAGACAGTATTATGGATAGAGTAGATAAATTGTCTGAGGCATGTGGTACTACACATACACACATTGCAGTAGAGTACTGTAAGTCGAGGCAAATCCCTGAAGATGTTTGGCATAGACTATATCACATAGACGATATTAGTACTATATCTCAATTAGCTCCAAAGTACAAAGATAGAATTAAAACTACAGAACCTCGATTGGCTATCCCATTCTTCAGCGAAGATGGTAAACTAACAGGCCTTACTTTGAGAGATTACGGCAACAGCTCCCTGAGATATATAATGGTGAAAATAGTTGAAGATTCACCTACCATCTTCGGTTTAGATGTTATAAGTAAAGATACGCCAGTAAAAATAGTAGAGGGTCCTTTAGATAGTTTATTTCTAACAAATAGTATTGCATGTGCTGGCACAGCCTTCGGTAAGATAACACCAGGAGATAATGATATTATTATCATAGATAATCAGCCCCATAATGTTGAGGTATGTAATATTTTACTAAAGCATATACGCAATGGGATTAAGGTTGTTATATGGCCTGAGAGTATAGAGGCTAAAGATATTAATGAAATGGTTATAGCTGGAGTCAACGTTGAAGATGTTATAAGTAATAATACCTTCCAGAATTTAGAGGCAGAACTAAAATATACAGCTTGGAGAAAGTGTTGAATAAATTAAATTTAGGCGGCGAACAAGAGACATATAGACAGGCAATTCTAGCCAAAGACATGATAGAAAGAGCCCTGAGAAATGAAGTATACGAGCTACAGCGACAACTACAAAGTGCGTATATTAGAATAAAAGAATTAAAAACAGAATTAGATAACAAAGAGATAGATAAATGAAGACAGCAGAATACCATGGAGTAACAGTAGACCTAGATAGAGACAATCTTTTTGATATATTAGGAATACAGAGACTTAAAGAAAGTTATATGAAGGATGAGGAAGTATCTCCACAGGAACGTTTTGCTTATGTAAGTAGCATTTTCGGTTCTGATAAAGCACACGCACAACGACTATACGATTACAGTAGTAAACATTGGTTATCATACTCCACACCTATCTTATCATATGGTAGATCTAAACGTGGTATGCCGATATCCTGTTTTTTAAATTTTATTGATGATACAGCGGAGGGATTAGTTGAAAATTTATCAGAAACAAACTGGCTTAGCATGCTTGGCGGTGGTGTCGGCATCGGCTTTGGTATTAGATCAAGCGACGATAAGTCTACTGGGGTTATGCCTCATCTTAAGACTTACGATGCCTCATGCTTGGCGTACAGGCAAGGGCGCACTAGACGCGGTAGCTATGCTACTTATCTTGATATTAGTCATCCGGATATTATGATGTTCCTCGAAATGAGGAAGGGAACAGGCGATCCTAACATGCGATGCGCTAACCTTCATCATGGAGTAAACATCACAGATGCTTTCATGTCTATAATAGAAAGATGTATGGTAGATCCTGATGCAGACGATGGCTGGAACTTAACAGATCCTCATAGTGGATTGATTAAAGACACCGTATCAGCTAAGGATCTATGGCAAAAGATATTAGAACTAAGAATGGAAACTGGCGAACCCTATATCCATTATATTGATACAAGTAATAGAGCATTGAACCCAGAGCAAAAGGCATTGGGACTTAAAATACACCAGAGTAATTTGTGTTCAGAGATTATATTACCTACAAACAGGGAACGAACAGCAGTATGTTGCTTGTCCAGTGTAAACTTAGAATATTACGATACTTGGAGTAAACAACCACAATTTTTAAAAGACGTTGCTGAGATGTTAGACAATGTATTAGAGTTCTTTATTAAGAAAGCACCAAAGGAAGTAGGGAGAGCTGTATACTCAGCGAAACGTGAACGGAGTATTGGTGTTGGGGCATTAGGATTCCATGCCTATCTTCAGAAGAATAAGCTGGCATGGGAAACATCTCAAGCAAAGGGCGCTAACATTAGAATGTTCAGACACATTAGAACTAGACTAGATGAAGCTAATCAGATTCTAGGTAAAGAACGAGGAGAGGCTCCTGATGTTAAAGGCTCAGGTAGAAGGTTTAGTCATGTTATGGCTGTTGCCCCTAATGCTAGTTCTAGTATTATAATGGGTAACACTTCACCTAGTATTGAACCTCTAAGGGCGAATGCCTATAGGCAAGACACATTGTCAGGCGCTTACCTTAATAAGAACAAATATCTAGATGCTATTATTAAAGATTATTGTGAGGCTAACCCTAGGACAAATTATGACGAAATATGGTCCTCTATTATTGGAAACGATGGATCAGTACAACACATAACACATCTAACACCCGAACAGAAAGCAGTATTTAAAACATCTATGGAAATAGATCAACGTTGGTTAATAGAACATGGAGCAGATAGACAGGAGTTTATAGATCAAGCACAGTCTTTGAATCTATTCTTCAGGCCAGATGTTAATATACAATACCTACACGCAGTACATTTCCTAGCATGGAAGTCAGGTGTTAAGACACTATACTATTGCCGTTCTGAGAAACTAGGTAAAGCAGATAGAGTAAGTAAACGAATCGAACGAGAGATTATTCAGGAATTAGATATGGCAGCAATCGCAGATGGCGAATGTTTAGCGTGTGAAGGCTAATGATAAATCCAGTAACCATAACAGCTGAGGCACAAGAGTTCCTCACAAAGATACTTACAGAACACACTATTAAAGATGTTGCAGTAAGAATATTTATTGAGAATGCAGGCCAGGTACGGGCAGAGACTTGTCTTGCCTTTTCGGCACCTGGTGAAGAACTAGATGATGATTTGTTTGAGCAATACAAAACCTTTAAGGTATACATAGATAAAAAGAGTGTACCTTACTTAGAGGACGCAATAGTAGATTATGCAACACACAATACCAACGCACAACTTACTATCAAAGCTCCACAGGCACGCACGCCTCAGGTAGGAGAAGACGCTACACTAGTAGATAGAGTTAATTATATTCTATATAACGATATAAATCCTGGTGTCGCTCAACATGGTGGTGAATGTAATCTGGTAGAGATAACTGAAGACAATATAGTAGTATTAAGTTTTGGTGGCGGATGTCAAGGATGTGCTGGAGTAGACGCAACATTAAAGCATGGGGTTGAAAGCCAATTGATGGCTGCAATACCTGAGCTTAAAGGCGTAAGAGATGTTACAGATCATAGTATAAAGGAGAACGCATATTATTAAGCTATATTACACTCCTATAAAAGGACATCGCCCTCATTACGATGGACCAGGCGTTGAGTGGGCAGATTCTGTAGCCTTGTACGGTGATTCTTGTACATGGGGCGAGGCAATAGATGAAGAAGATAGACTGCACGTACAACTAGAAAATATACAGGCAAAGAAGGTTTATAACTTTGGTTATCCAGCACAGTCTAATGAACACATATTTAAAAAGTTTGTACGACATGTAACAGAACATGGTTATCCAAAGAAAGTAGTAATAGGATGGACGTCTCCTTGGAGAATGTGTGTTGTGAATGAGCAAAATGCAGATGTTTTATCAGTAGAGGCAATAGGACATTGGACATCGAATATCACCCCGGAGATGGGTGTGGGAAAAGATATGATTTCGCTATGTCCAAAGACTTTATTAGTAAGAACATCAGACTATATGATGGCAGTAAGAGAAATGTGTAAAGGTAGAACAGAGATATTTGAATGGTATATAAAACCAGTGGTGCGAGCGCCTGGAGTTTTAAATCCAACTGCATTAGAAATAGGTTGGTACAAATATAGTTGGGCAAAGGGTTTATATCATCTCGAATTCTTAGACAGAGGCTTTGATAATATGCACCCAGGGCCAAAGTCAATTAAAAGGTTAGCAGAGGTAATATGCGAATAGAAATTCCCCATAATAAGACAATAGGTGTCGTAGTATCGGGCGGGTTTGACAGTTCAATAATGTGGCACATTATATACGGTGAGTGTTTAACACGGAATCAAAAATGTATACCTTTTACTGTTCCTAAAGTAGACGGTGCATTAACATATGCTACTAAAATGTTGGAGGGTAGTTGTAATCATTATGGCACAAAACAATTACACCCAATAGTAGTACATGCAGACTCTGTAGATTGGAATAGAGACGAACCTTACCAAGGAGATGAAGTAGCTGCTCAGTTAATGGGTGGTATTAGAGAGATTATTTTAGATGGATATGCAGACATAGTTTACACCGGCGTCAATGCCTATCCAGACAATTACAAAACATTATGCAGTTATCACACACCAGGAGATAGGAATTTATCTAGGGATAGTGATGCGGTGCACGAAGGAACACCCATAAAAGATATTATAAGACAACCATTTGCAGATATGACAAAAGATGAGATAGTTACACTAGCATATAGTCTTGGTATATTAGAAGGCATATCAGAAGTATCCCACTCTTGTGTAGAGATGATACGAGGCAGATGTGGTGAGTGTTTTTGGTGTAAAGAAAGGGAACAGGGTTTTGCAGTAGCAGGACATATAGACAATGGTATAAATTAGTAGAGGAAGATATGGTGGCAAAATTAAAATTAACAGATGAACGTAGTTATTTCAAACCGTTCAATTATCCATGGGCTTATGACGCATGGTTAAAACATGAGCAATCACATTGGTTGCACACAGAAGTACCTATGGCAGATGATGTCAAGGACTGGAAATCTAGACTAACAGATCCTGAGAAGTCTTTCCTTACAAATATATTTAGATTCTTTGTACAAGGAGATATTGATGTAGCAGGCGGGTATGTAAACAACTACCTACCCTACTTCCCACAACCAGAAGTCCGTATGATGTTGTCAGGGTTTGCAGCCAGAGAGGCTCTCCATGTAGCTGCTTACGCACATTTAATTGAGACATTGGGTATGCCTGATAGTACATACAGCGAGTTCCTAGAGTATCAGACAATGGCTGATAAGCATGATTACTTCATGGAATTGTCAGCAGCTAACGGAACACCAGCTTCTGTAGCTACAAACATTGCAGCCTTCTCAGCATTTACAGAAGGTATGCAGTTGTTCTCATCTTTTATTATGTTGTTAAACTTCCCACGTCACGGTAAGATGAAAGGCATGGGACAGATTATTACATGGAGTATTGTAGATGAGACAATGCACTCAGAGTCAATGATTAAATTGTTTAGAACTTATATTGAAGAGAACCAAGAGCTTTGGAATGATGAGCTAAAGAATGCTATATACACAATAGCCGAGAAGATGGTAGAACTAGAAGAGAAGTTTATCGACTTGGCATTTAGCATGGGTGATATGGAAAACTTAACACCTAAAGATGTAAAGACATACATCAGATATATTGCAGATAGACGACTTATAAGTATGGGGATGAAAGGCATATTTAAAGTTAAGAAGAATCCTTTGTTGTGGGTTGAGGACATGATTAATGCTCCTACTCACACAAACTTCTTTGAGAATAGATCTACAGATTACGCAAGAGGCGCCTTATCAGGAGACTGGGGTGAGGTGTGGGGAGCAGCTAAATGAGTCAACAAAGTTTCTTAGATCCTAATGGTTTCATTGTTAAGAATAATGAAAGAAACGTTGCACATGATTGGATGGAACCCGACAATGAGGCATGGTATGATAGAATAACTGAAAGGTTTGGTATTGCTTGGAACTATGCGAACACAAAGTCCAAGTTGACATATACATACAATAGCGACGGGTTCAGAGACGACAAGTTATTACAGGACATACAATACGAACCCTACATTGTAACCCTTGGTAGCAGCCCCATAGAGGGCGGTGGTGTTGCGTATGAGGATACTTTCCAACAAAAACTACAAAGAACTATTAACACACCAGTCTACAATATGGGTGTGGCAGGGTTTAGTAACTTAGAACAGATGCATAATTTTGTTAATCTTGTAACTAATTACAACGCCCCCAAGGCTGTTATAATGCAATCAGTATTACCCCAACTATTTTCAGTACCTGATCCTTCTGAAAAGGATAAGATGGTAACAGTAGGACCATGGACTTTGGCGTACCGAGAAGGAATAGAAAGAACGAGAGGGAAAGAGTGGGCTGATAACGCAATCCAGTCACTACATTTAAGAGAAGCAACGGGTGTTGATGAACTCGAACAGCATATATATTTTAAACTTGCTGAAAATATTTGTAAGGATAAAGGAATACAGCTTATTATATTAGAAATTAGTTCACCAGATCCTATGAAGGATAAAGTAAATTGCGATTGGCTTAATATTAGTGGACCATACGATAGAGACATGGAAGTATTTAAACAACAGTTTTTAAAGAGCGTTTTCTACTCTGACGATGAGGAAGAAAACATATTATTCAATGTGAACAAATACGCAAGAGATTTGTTTCACGCAGGCGATTGGTGGCACACAGAAGCAGCCGATAAACTATCGCAGGTAATTAAATGAAGAAGATAAGAGTAGAATGTTCATCATGTGAGGGAGTCGGTTCATTCTTACACGACTTAGACCACACATTTTATAATGTAGAGTTCTGTCCATTTTGTGGAGAAGAGCTTGAATTGGAAGAGGAGTTTGTCAATGACGAGCCGTTTGAAGGAGAAGAAGAGATTACTGACTATTGATGAAATTGGTGGTTATGTCTCAAAAAAGAGTGAAGTGTATACTGTTAAAGATAACACTACATTAAATAACTTAGTATTAAGCAGCACGTTGCTTAATCCACGCCAGTCTACTAGTGGACACAAACATCCAGGCCAAGAAGAAGTTTATCAATTTGTTAGTGGCTCAGGCATATTACAAATAGATGAGGTGTTTCATGTTGTCAAACCTGGTAATGTGGTGTTAATAAAGGATGGGGAGTTCCATAAGGTTATTAACGATACAGACGATCCTATGTACTTTGTATGTGTGTTCGACGGAAAGAGATCACATTAACACATATAAATACTATTATGGCAAAAAGAAAAAAGAAACCAATACAAACACACAGAGTATATTGTACCTATTTCCCAGACGGAAGATACTACATTGGATACTCTTGTAAGACAGATAAACAGTTCGAGAAATACTTTGGTAGCTCAACTAAGATCAAAGCAGTACTAGCAGAGGCGACAGCTGATTGTAAACCACATGAGGGTGAGGCATTACTTACAAAAGAAGTAATAATTGAATACCCTACTAGAGCACCAGCAAAGATGCAGGAGTTCTTATTACAATGGCAACAACGACACGACGAGAAATGTATCAACGATATGTTACATGTAAGAATAAGAGCTAGCTTTTTAAAAGACTTTGAACCAATTCAATGGAGTCCTCAAGATGGTTAAACAATCCAACCTATCATTTATCATAATGACGCTGTTCTCAGCACTTGCTATATCAGTAGTGGCTGCGTACTTCTCCATTGCAGGCCTTATTGCAATATTTTCTGCTCTCCCTATGGCCATACTGGCAATGGGTGTAGTATTAGAGATAGCTAAACTAGTAACAGCATCTTGGGTGTATCAGTATTGGGAACGCATAGGCTTCCTAATGAAGACATACATGATACTTGCAGTCATTGTGTTATCTATCATAACCTCTGTTGGTATATTTGGATTCCTAAGTAAGGCACACATGGACCAAGCAGCTAGCTCTGGAGACGCAGGAGCTGAGGTAGTTAGATTACAATCGTTGGTTGATAGAGAGAAGGAGAAGATAACCACATTAGAAGACAGGATACAAAGAATAGAAGATGGTGGTGTATTAGATGTTACAGAATCTATACGTCAACAGGAAGAGATACGAGATACGAGCTGGGAAAGAATACAAGGTGACATAGACTACTCAGAACAGCAAATAGATAAGATTAGAGCTAGTTTGGACACTGATTTGGCACTACAGCAGTCAAAGGTAGACGGTTTAGACGCTATAGTAGCATCTTATACAAGCCAAGGTACTACAGGCGGAGCCTTTAATCGTAGAGATAATGTGGCAACAGGCTTAGAAGTACGGGAAGAACAAAAAACTGAGAGAGGTGTTATTGATGATAAGATGACAGAGCTCAGAGGATACGCAGAACAACAGATATCAGGATATCGTAATCAGATAGTAGAATACAGAACATCCACACAAACAACAATAGACAATGCCAATGCTGAGATAAACAGACTAAGAGATAATGAGGGTTCAGCACAATCTAATAGAGACATACAAATCGATGATCTCCAGGGACAAATAGACGCAGTTTATATCTCAATAGAGGACTATAGCACAGACTTATATGCCAAGAACTCTGTTGTTAGAGAGTTAGAACAAGAGATAGGACCGATTAAATATGTAGCACAACTATTATATGGCGAAAGTGGTACAGCAGCAGTTGACAAAGCTGTACAATTTGTTATAATGCTACTTATATTTGTATTCGATCCTTTAGCGATCATATTAGTTATAGCAGCTAATTTAAGTTTAAAGGAAAGACGTGGTGAACGGATATACGCAGTTGCCGTAATGCCTGACAATGCAACGTCAGTGGTTATGGATGATGAAATAGAGGCAGTTGAGGATGAACCGCAAGAAAGTGTAGAAATTGCACAAGAAGACGTACAAGAAAGTGTACCGGAACTTGAAGCAGGAGAGAAACCAGAAGAAGGTAGTTGGGCTGCTAGTAGTAGCATAACAACTAAGGATCCTTGGCAACAATATTTTAAACTGAAGGATGAAGTAAAAGTGCGTGAAGATGTTGATATACTCATTGAGTTACCAGCAGATGGAACCTTAGGACCAGAACATTTAAAAGGTCCTATAATTCTAGCTCACGATGACGATGATGAATGGGTATCAAACAAATATGGAAAAGAGTCTGCTATGGATCCTAAGAAGGAAGTAGACTTACAATGGTTAATAGACAAAAAGAAAGGTAACAAATAATGGCTAATATAGAAGAAATGAATTTCCACCCAGAACGTAACAACGATGACTGGCGAAGAGATATAGAAGAACTACTGAGGACTACATACGGAAGATTTGTATTCCAAAAGGTTAACGGTGATGTCCGCACAATGTATTGCACATTACGAGTGGAAGAATTGCCTGAAGAATACAACAAAGAGCTATCGTCAAGAGCAAAACCTGGCATACTTGTGGTATACGACTATGAGAATGATGGCTGGCGCTCAATGAGATATGATTCAGTCATAAGCTTTGCGTCACTAGGAGACAATAGGAAACAACCAAAAAATCCTAGTACTTTTGTATTAAGCGACACCGAGTAGGACCAAAAGATGAAATGATTTCTTGACTTGTACTTCAATAGGTCGTATAATTACTACTATTAATACAAAAGGAGTCCTTAAATGGCAAAATCTAAAAACAGATCTCAGTACTTAACTACTGAGCCAAATTGGGCAGTGCACTCACTGGCCACAACAGAAGACGAACGATACGCTGCGTGGAGAAGTACGAACTACTTTGTACACCAGGAAATATCTGATCGTGAATCTAATAAAGCATTCAGGGATTGGGTTAAAACTTCAGGCTGGACTAAAGACATTCAGACTAGAGTTTTAGCTGCCCCTGACTATGCTTACATTTCAATTGGACAGCATGCTTGGTTCAGCAGTAAAGTAGGATACATGCCACAACAGTTGAGAGACTTTATTGAAAAGAAGCTTGAATACTTACTAGAACAAGGTGATAAGAAACTAGCATCTAAAGAGGTTGCAGTATCTAAACCTAAAGTAGTTGTTATAAGGCCTAACCTTGGACAGTTCCTCACTGCTACTGATGAGAGTTTGGATAATGTACAGACTGGCAAAAAGTATCAATCGATGGAATCCCTACTTAACTCTATAGGCTTAAATGCTAAGGAAGTTGAAGAGGCACATAAAGAACTATCTGATAACAAACAAGAGTTTGATGAGTTAGCAAGAGTCCGTAAACTTAAAGGTCCGAGGAGTGATTGGGACGAACAGTTGGTAGAAGGATACGCTTTTATTAATACACCCAATCTAAGGAAGACGTTGAAGTGGTTTGCCGAAGGTCTAGTATCTCTAGAAACGTTTAAGACTTCTAAGAAAGTAGTCAGACGTAAGAAGCCTCAGGATCCTCGTAAGATAGTATCGCGACTAAGGTACATGAAGGCTGAGAAGGATCTTAAAATTGCTTCTATAAATCCTGTTGACATACTAGGTAGTACTGAGGTATGGACTTACGATATTAAGCGTAAGAGATTGGGAGTGTATATGTCTTTAGATAAAGGTGGGCTCACGGTACATGGCACAAGCATACAAGGATATGACGACAAACTCTCATATGAAAAGACTCTAAGGAAGCATGAGGAACAACTCAAAGGCTTTATGAAACTAAGCAAGAAGGCAATACAGGATTATGTAGGTAAGATCCGAGGCAAGCAAATGCCTGTTAAGACTCGTATTAATCCTAACATGCTACTATTGAAGGTGCAGTAAATGATAGTTATAGATTATAATCAAGTAGCAATTGGTGCCTTCATGGCTGAGGTCCGTGGCAGATCTGATGTGGATGTTAATGTACCTTTACTTAGACACATGATCCTCAATACCATACGAGCTTACAATAAGAAGCACAGAGAAGAGTTTGGTGAAATGGTAATAGCCTGTGATAACAGACATTACTGGAGACGTGAAGTGTTCCCTCAGTACAAAGCAGGACGTAAGAAGACTAGGGATAACAGTGGCATGGACTGGAGTACTATATTTGATGCTCTTAACTTAGTAAGAGACGAGTTAGATGAGGTGTTTCCGTACCCTGTGATTAACGTAGAGGGTGCTGAGGCTGATGATGTTATAGGCACACTCGCTAGGTATAGTCAGACTAGCGGTGGCACACCAGAGGATAACGGCATGTTAGATTTTGGCGATAACGTGTCTGAACCTTACCTCATTATATCTGGAGATCACGACTTTCAACAGTTACAGAAATGGCCCAACATTAAACAGTTTGCACCCGCACAAAAGAAGTGGGTGAAGATTTCTGTACCAGCAGAGCAGATACTACTTGAACACATTATTATAGGTGACAAGGGAGATGGCGTACCTAACATGCTATCACCAGACAACTGTTTTGTAGATGGTATTAGACAAACTCCTATCCGTAAGAAACTATTAGCAGAGTGGGTAACACAAAGACCAGAGCATTTTGTTAATGGCGACATGGCACATGGCTATAATCGTAATAAAGAACTAGTCGATCTAACCAGATGTCCACAGGAGATACAAGAAGGTATTATACATAGTTATACAGCTCAACAAGGTGGAGATAAGTCTCACTTGTTGAATTATTTTATTAAGCATAAGATGAAACATATGATTGATGTCATCGACGAATTTTAGGAATACAATATGAGCACAAAGAAAAGCAATGAGATCCCTGGTTTGAATAACCTCGGTACGAAGTTTAGGCAATTAGATGAGGCACTTGATTGGGTCTTTGAAATAGATGAGAAAGAAGATCAAGTTGAACGTCTTAAAACTATTGCAGCTAAAAACCAGACAGTGGTTCCTTTAGTCAGATTAGGTGTAGGCGCTGATAAAGCAGACTGGGGTTTACCTCATGGTATGCCAGATAGTGTAAAGATCAAAGATGATACACCCCCTGGTATGGGTGAGACAACTATTGCCTTAGAGTATAGACGTATTAAAACATTCATGGATCAACAGTCTAACATGAAAAATCTTCCAGCATGGAAACAGGAAATGAATTGGATGTCCACGTTAGAAGGACTACATTTTAAGGAAGCTCATTTAATAACAGCAATTAAAGATGTGCAGTTGTTAACAATATATCCTAAACTAGAAGGCATTCTAAGCCTGCTTGGTATCACAGACTATGTGAAGCCAGTTAAAGCTAAGAAGAAACGCGCCCCAGCTAAAAAGAAAACAGCCACCAAGTAATCCTAAAGGATCGACGATGAAGACTAAACTAATTAGTTACACCCAAGCACGCCCTGGACCAACAGATTTTCAAGTAGGCTCAAAGCCAGGGGAAATATCAATGCTAGATCTTGTAGCATATTGTGCTAGAGTTAGTAACCCAGACAATCAGAACAATTCAGCAACCAACGAGAAGCTGGTTAAATATCTAATTAAACATAAACACTGGTCGCCACTTGAGATGGTTAGTGTGTGCATGGAAGTGGAGACAACTAGAGACATAGGAAGACAACTTCTACGACACAGGAGTTTTAGCTTTCAAGAATTCAGCCAGCGGTATGCAGATCCTACAAAGGATTTAGAGTTTGAGATTAGAGAACCACGTTTACAAGATCCAAAGAACAGGCAAAATTCTATTGTATGTGATGATGGTGTATTGTATGATGAATGGGCTAACAAGCAATCAGCAGTAATAGAGACTGCAAAGATGGCTTACGACTGGGCTATTGAGAACGGCATTGCTAAAGAACAAGCAAGAGCAGTACTACCCGAAGGAAATACAATGAGTAGACTGTATGTTAATGGAACGTTGCGTAGTTGGGTTCACTACATTGAGCTCCGTAGGGCTAATGGCACGCAGCTAGAACATATTCAACTAGCTGAGAGTATAGCTGAAGCTATTGTTAAGATATTTCCTGTGGATCTGGCAACTGAATAGGATCAGGCCTGTATTTGTCGTAGAACCTACCCCATTGCCAGCCTTCTGGTAGTGGTTCACTAACAGGGATTGTTGTTGTTACTTGCTCAGGTGATACACACCATCTACGACGCTCCTTAAAGAAAGAGGCTTGGGACATTTTAATCCTAGTCTCTTTTCTATGAGCCTTACCATACATTGGATTGTTATTGCCTCTCCTAGTACCCGTCATCGTTCTTGATACCTTATCTCTAAACTCAGCATCCCTGCCATTCTTACGAGCAGGATGATTGTCGCCCAGTTTAGCCAAGCGTATCCTTTCTATACCTTCAGGTGTGTGATGTTTTGTTCTTTCTCTCGCTGTATCGTTAGCGATCTCTAATCCTAAGTGTAGCGCGTGTTGTCTTATTTGTTCAATAGTAGAGAACCTTCTAATAAGTTCACGAGGCTTTGGTACATCCTGGACTTGGGTGTTGTCCACGATATACAATGTATTCTTATGATTGAATAAGAAAAATAACGAAGCTTTACTCATATCAGAGTTTAACACCTAATAGGTTTGTAAATGCTTTCTTCTTCTCAAATATGTTTCTGTAGTAAGGTAATCCGTCAGCCCCATAATCACCACGTTTAACTCTTATATCAATAAATAGATCATCAGGCCGTTTCCTCTTATCAACATATATAGACATAAGAGGTAAGTCTTCACTAGATCCTCTACCTTTACTTACGCCTATAACTGAATAAAAGTCTAAGCCTTCCATCATGTCATGAATTTTATCAAAATTATAGTTAATAGCAGCGCCTCCCTTCAAGTCTACGAGTGAAACATAATCCTCATTTAATGTAAGGTGTTTTATTATAGATTTAGCCAACACTCTCTTTCCTTCCTTACCAGACAGTGATGTTGCCACACTATTAGCTACTTGTTTGTAACTGTACATAAGCGCAACAGCAGCATCCTTTTCGTGTGCTAAACTACCAAGCTTAGAGTTGAACATAGACTTAGAGAACGGCAAGCTTACATTAAAGAACTCTTTCCAAAGTGTCTTTTGTACCTCATATGTTACACCTCCCATCTGTCCAAACTGTCCTACGCCACCAATCTTAAGTGATACGTTAATGTTAACTGGTATAGTCTTTCCTTCATGGTCTGTTGCTAAAACTCTTACGTCTACCTTTGTACCTGTTTGGTCTGTTTCACCGTCTGCTAGTACTGTTATCTCATTCTTAACATTATTGACATAAAACAAATCCGCCCACTCTTGTACGATAGTGCTGTTGGCATAGTCTACAGCGCCGCTAATTTCACTGGAAAAGGCTGACCAAAGAGACATATCCTTAACAGCCCTGTAGTTATTAAGAGCAAGTCCATATTGAAGACACACAGTATCGAGTATTGCTACATCCTTATTCTTAGATTCCCAAGACTTCTTACCAGTATTGCTAGCGCCCAAGGATCTTATCATACTCTTTATGTTGTTCTCGGTAACGTTTTGTTCCTTACTCTTGAACCTACAAGCTATGGCAGCGGCAAATATTAATTCAGCAACGTTGCCTTTGTTGAATGTCTTTTTCCCCTCACCTTCACCGCCTTTGTACTCATCACTCTTGAATAAAGTTGTTTTCCCATGCTCACCGCCAGACTTGTCTATGAATTTGTACTCTTTAGCTGACATGCTTAAAATTTTGGTTAATTCAGATAGACTCATACGACCTATGTTCCTGGTGGCTGTTTTTGTCTGTATCTTCTCTAGTACTATCGGTGTGGCACCTTTGACACGTTCATGTGGAGCGCCATTCTTACACTTGGATTGAAATATAGCAATTCTCATGTCGCCGTATCTATTTACATTAAAATCTAATTGACTCATAACTGTTACCTCTTTATTATTTAAAACAATACAATACACTCTAAACAACCATTTGTCAACATATGTGTGTTTAAAGTACCTATATTGTAATGTGTACCTATTAGTATTTATAAATAAGAATAGAACAGTTAATAAAAGGAGAGATTATGTCTAAATTTAACAGGCTACTAGATGCCAAATTCACCCCACCTAAAACGTGGACTTTAGATTCTAGTTTAGTTTTTGATAGTGATAAGTTATCGGAAGATGACAGAGCTGCCTTAAAAGCAGTTGGCGCCACCATTAACAGAGCTGGTAAAATCACAGCTAAAAAAGGATTTAAAACAGACTTAGCATCTGTACCTAGAATTGCTTGGGTAGTAATAGCACCGTTTGACGTAGCGAGAGCTGCTGTTATACACGACGCTTTATACTCAGCAATACGACAAAACAGAATTAAAAATGGATACCCCATTGGTTCTGATGGTAAAGATGAAACAGTCGAATCTAAACAATCAGCAAAGCAAGCAAAGCTTGTAGCTGATAAAGTCTTCTTAGAGGCTATGTTGGAAGCAGATGTTCCAACAGCTAATTGGAAAGCATATCCCGCCTATTGGTCTGTAAGACTATTTGGTAGATGGAGTGTTATTCCTAGAGAAGATGACAAACAACAACCAAAATCTAAATAACAAGGAGATAGAAATGGCTATTGAATCAAACAAAGAAGTATTTGAGATACTTTTTAATATCAAGGAACAAATCCTAGAGTTGGAACTTGCACTATATGAAGCAGGGGAAACAGATGGGTTTACACCACCTGCACCGGGCGACTACCAGCATCCAGAAACACCAACACACGAAATGCCGGTAGAACTTGAAGGTACTAGTTCGTATTGGAGTGCTGTTACTCAAACATGGCTTTCACCAACGCATGAAGATACACATGATGTATTCTACAATGCTGATACAAACATGGAATGGCTACCTGGCGAAGGGTGGACTAACACTGGTGTATCTGATTGGTCTAACAACTTTGCTCCTAGAGCAGGTTGGGACGAGGCTAAATACCTAGAACTTGCTAATAACCCAGAGTATGTATTTCAAGAAGGCGCTGAAGAGACAACACCGAACGTCGATCTAGATACACAATAAATTATCATTATGGAGAACAATATGACACATGAAGTATTAGTAGAAGCATTTGCTATTTACATTGCAGAGTCTGAAAACTTTGAAACAAAAGGTGTAAAAGCCTCAGCAGCTAGAGCCCGTAAAGCTCTTATGGAACTAACCAAAGCAGCTAAAACCCGTCGAGGAGAGATCCAAGACAAAAAGAACAGCCTTTAAACCTTTAGGAGGAGATATGGTAGACTATATTAAAGATAGATTATTTGAGAGAACCTCATGGGATGGTGTAACCATCGTATGTATCTCATTGTTAGTTATTGTAGCCGCGCCTATTGTTAAACTATTAGCCTGGCCAGCATTGGCTTATGGCATCTGGACCGTTTATACAGCGGAAAAGGGATAGTTACAATCCGACGAGAAACGGGTTGCAGTCATCTGTAACCCGTTTTTTTATCTGTGATAGGACCAAAAGATGTATATAACTGTTGACATAAGCTCCACAAGAACTTATAATGTATATAGAAATTGAGGAATAACATGACAGAATATAATGATGTAGTCGAGAATCAGAAAAATATAATACTAGCAGAGAAATGGGCCGGTGAGGTAAACTATTTACTAGGACAAGATGGTTATATTGAAACAGCATATAACTCAGGCCTTGTTACTAGAGTATACCACAGAGGACCAAAAGAAGGAACCACTGAAGTACTAGAACCTAGGATGTCTAGGGATCAAATTCTAGGCGGATTTGGAGCAGTAGAAGCAGATATGTTGAGGAACAACAGATGAAATATGTAAAAGAAAAGTTAATGTCGCCAGTACAAATAGCAGAGACTATTAGACGGCTGACATCTGTAGAGATAAGTCAATTAGCAGACGCACTAACAAACGACAACATGGGCGATAAGCTACAGTTTGCGATCGCTAGTGAAATACAAGACAAACACAACCCAGAACAGCAACGACATATAGACTGTTAAGGATACTCGCTATGCACCCAGGTAACTGGTTACACCTTGAAGGCGGACGTAAAAATCAAAGAGAACTAGCATTAGATGTGATGGTATATTGCATAGACAAAATGCTACCACGTTTTAGCACACTTGATCTAGACGTACACATAGGCAATTATACAACAACTGAAGGTATAATGGGAAGTTGTATGCACCAACACGATAACATTTGTGAAATAAAACTAGACAAACATCAGGACCATTACAATCTCATACGAACTACATGCCACGAAATGGTACACGTCAAGCAATATGTACGCAAAGAGTTGACTGATAAACGCCTCGGATATCCCCCATATTTGGTTAACATGTGGAAAGGTAAACAACACACAGACAGACGTTGTGAGCCATGGGAACGTGAAGCGTGGGATATGGAGACACTATTAGCACATGATTACATTAAAAATCATACAAATCACACAATAAAGGCGATAAAAGCTATAAAAATGCTTGACAAAAGGTCCTTAGGCTGCTATAATAACGGTATAATAAAGGAATAACTGATATATGATGTACAATAAAGATAAGATAATTTTAACAGACTGTGATGGCGTATGCCTAGATTGGGAGTTCGGCTTCCACACTTGGATGTCGTCAACAATGGGCATGGAGATTAAGACACCACATATGTATGATGTGGGTGCTACTTACGGCATAACCAAATTAGAGTCCAAAGAGTATGTTGAGAGGTTTAACTCTTCAGCTGCCATGGGATTCCTCCCACCCTTGAGAGACGCTCAATATTACATGAAGTTAATCGCTGAGGAGTTAGGTTATAGATTTATTGCTGTAACTAGTTTATCAACTGATGAGTCAGCACAAAAGCTAAGGACATGTAACTTAAAGAAACTATTTGGTAACGACACATTTGTTGAATACCACTACCTAGGCTGTGGTGATGATAAGAATGAGATCCTAGTTGAACTATCCACTAGGTTCGAAGGAAGTATGTGGGTTGAGGACAAGTATGTAAATGCTGAGGTAGGCTTAGAAATAGGTTACGATGCTATTCTCATGGAACACGGCCACTCTCTAAATTATGTAGGTGATGCCAAAGTAATGAAAAACTGGAAAGAGATTTATGAGTACACAAGAGACAAAGCAAAAGTTTGAACCAGAGGAGTTAAAGAACTCCACTAGGATCTACAAATCAGCAACACCCAAGTACACACTTGATTGGTATCTAAAATGGGTAGCCAGTGCATTTGTATTGTCCTCAATGTCTATTCGTGGTGTAGAAGGTATGCAAGTATACGACTTGTATCTATCATTTGTTGGCATTAGTTTGTGGTTAACTGTATCACTGATATGGAAGGACCGAGCATTAATACTACTTAATGGTGTTGGTTTATTATTTTTAATGAGAGCAATAGCAGAGAGGTTAATATAATGATAGCAGAACTACTATGTGTTACCGAGCAGGAATGTAACGGCGGAGTGGCAAAACAATACAAATTTACTAATGGCTATGGTGCAAGTGTTATACGACACAAGTTTTCATATGGTTGGGATAAAGGCCAATGGGAGCTAGCAGTAACTGAAGGTGATGATAACGAACTATGTTACACCACTGACATCACAAACGATGTGCTTGGATATCTAAGTGATGAGCAGGTAGATGACTACCTAAAACAGATCAGTTTGCTATAGGTATAAATACAGGTATGAAACATTTAAAAGAAGTTAAATCAAGCTATTTAAACCATTTTGTCTATGCAATATTCTTTAGTTTTGTTGCATTGGCAGTATTTGTAACAGGCATTATACATGCCTTCTTCCCTTGGTGGTTTGCTGTTACGCCATACAAGTTATCTAAGTATATCGTTGATGAGACAGAAAAACAATTTGGATTAGGAGATAAAGATGAGTGATTTAGAAATAACATTTGCATTTATATACATTGCTTGCTTAGCTGGGTGTGCTTACACATCATACAGGTTAGGTTTTCGAGAGGGAACAACGAAGATGATAGAGTTTTGTGCCTCAAAACGAGACAAACATGGCATGACATTGATGAAGTTTGAGGGCGACAACATAGAGTTTCTTGATGTATTAGAATATAACAAGCTGGTGCTTGATGCGTTGGCTAAGGTGACGCACGTAGATGAACGGGCCTGAAAGATATAGAGATGATGGTGTCTTGTCTACATATGCTGAGACACAGAACGTTACAATATATTGTCATGGTCCAATAGGTACTTCACCATTTGAACCATTCTTTAACAACCTAGGCACACGCACAACATTAGCTTATGTCAAACCATTTCATTGGAAAGCGCTTTGTAATGATTATATCGAACACACGCACATCCTCATATTGAGAGATCCTGAGGAAGCACACAGACACGCAGCCTATCTCCATGGTACTAGCATGCGTGAAGTACACGCAAAACGTGAGAACATGTTTTATCAGACACATTTACAACCATATCTCAGCACATTAGCAGATGCAGACTTTGACTTTTACATTCCCTTTGACAAACTATCTAAGTTTCTATTATCATACGAAACACCAAAGACTACTAAAGAGTTATTTGGTGAGGCATATGAAGGCCCTATCATGTTTGATATAGAAGAGGAACGAATGGCTTATAAGTATATTACAGATAACAAAATGGAATTAAACATGACACAGTGGCGGCAGCTCCTCATAACAGGCCAACTCGGAGAGATATAAATGCACGGCATAATACTTGGTGGTATACTCGAAAGAGAGGACACCAGTGAAACACGAAACCAAATCAGTTCGCAAGATGAAGCGGATAAGCCAGACTTCTGGCCTAGCATTAAACGAACTGCTGGTGGACATAGAATTGCTACTTGGTTACGAGAACACGACTATGATGTAGAAGTAATAGACTTCTGGCCTGCGTGGACAAGAGAAGAACTTGTTAAACTATTTGAACAACGAGTAACAGACGAGACAATATTTGTAGGACTCTCCGCTATGTTTCCATTAGGAGGAGCAGGCAAGAAGAACCAGGAGAAAGTAAAAGAGATTGTTACAAACCTAGCACACATCAAATCATTATATCCTCAATTAACCTTCATTGGTGGATCTCAAAATATTTCAGCTACCCTAGCATATCCCCTAGACTATTATGTAGGTGGTTTCGCTGAATATGGCATACTAGAGCTCCTCAAATACATCAAAGGGGAGCCTAATGACATCAAAATACACAAAGAAACATTCTGGGGAGCCGAGAGAAATATAGTACAATGTAGAACAGACTATCCAGCGTGGCCTATGCCTCAAGCCTGTATTAAATATGAAGATCGAGACTATATGAGAGATGACGAGATCCCAACGATTGAATTAGGTCGTGGGTGTATATTCTCATGTAAGTTCTGTTCCTTTACAGTGCTAGGAGTAAAGGGAGATCATTCACGATGTGGAGAGAGCCTAAGAGCAGAGCTATTAGATAATTACGAACGCTGGGGAATACGAACTTATACGATATCAGATGAGACAATAAACGATAGCCCAGCCAAGCTAAAGAAGATTGCTGATGTGATTAGATCATTACCATTTAAAATACATTTAGCAGGATATATACGAGCTGATCTATTAGTCGCTAATCCTGATACTTGGCAGGACATCTGGGATATGGGATTGTGGAGTCAGTTCTATGGTCTTGAGAGTTTCAATCACAAAGCAGCGAAGTATGTAGGCAAAGGCATGAAGCCTGAACGACTAAAAGAAGGACTATTAAAGGTTAAGGATTGGTTCGAGGCAAAGGGAGCATACAGATGTACGATATCAATGATAGTGGGCTTGCCTTATGAGACACGCGAGACATTCATCGACGGTAAGAATTGGGTAATGGAGAACATGCAAGGCCAGTCATATAGTTATGCACCATTAATGGTAGCTGATGGCGAGATGAACGCAATGGCAACTAATCCTTCAGAGTTTGATAGAACAGCCTGGACATCAGGAGTCTTTATAAAGAGAACGCATGAGGAGTTAGGCTATGATATTAATGAGATACCTGACAAGCATAAAGAGATAGTAGAATTCTATATGAACGCTAGCGGTGTAGCAAATTGGGAGCATGAAACTATGAACGTCTGGGAGGCCTGGAAGCTATTCTCAGATATAGCATCAGATCCTGTAGAGATGAACCAGCTCGCTCCTGGCATATTCTATTATCACAGATATCTCACAGGCGGACATTATACTCTAGAAGACATGAAGAAGAGTTTTAATGAAATAGAACCGTTAGGAGCTAGATTAATTAATACACACATAAATATTATAAACCAATATAAGGAGATGAAACTAGCATGAGTATTACATTATACACATCAGGAACAACTAAAGAGCCAAAGGTAATTGAACACTCATGGGAGTATCTCAAGCAATGTGCTGAGTATACTATAGCTGAAATGAAGCTAACCAAAGACAGCAGAGTATTAGATGTTTACCCCTCGAACACCATTGCCCATTGGACAATATCAGCATACCCAGCAGTATTGAGCGGATGTGATTACAGTTGCATGAAGTTCGATGCTAAAACCTATGTAAGGAACTTTATAAGGATACAGCCCACACACATATATCTAGTACCAGCACATTTACCATTACTTGAGGCAGAGCCAACGTTCACAGACTTGGACATGACATGTGTGGAGTATTGTGTACTTGGTGCAGATATTGTTACGCAAGATATGTGTGACCTTTTAAGAAGGAAAGGAGCAACAGTTAGAGTCTGGTATGGCATGACAGAGAACCCACCACCAGTATTGATTGGTTACGGCTCGCCTATCTTTACACGTTTCAATCCAGCATTTGATTTGACTTGGACTGAAGAAAATGAACTTATCATCAACGGTGAACCAACAAAAGATATATTCGATCACGAGCAATGGATCGATGGCTTAGAGAAAGGTGGATTAAGTCCACAGTACAGCGCAGGATTAGTATATAATAGACGCATCCAAGGCGTTCCAGGAAAGGCTACATGGAAAAACACATTCTAAGTATACTAGGATATAGCCAGCCACGAGCTGGTAGTACCTATGTATTTCACACACTAAGTCAAATAATACAGAATCGTTGGTTGATTGAGCAGATGATGTTTAATGATATGGGTGTAAACTCAGATCCATGGACATGTAAGATCCATGACGCACATTTACAACACCCAAACATAAGCAAAGCATTTAGAGAGTTTTCAATAAGAAAGGATGTGTGTTCAATATATCTGTATCGTGATGATAAAGAGGATAGGATTCTATCACATCTATTAGCCCAAGCGTCTAATAGATATTATTCACAATCAACAGATATAGCGTTAGAGCCATTCACTTGGGACAAAGACAACGATCCTATACAACGCTTTATTGGTGACGACATGAGAGACATGGCTATACGAGATACATACCATTTTGATAAAACTATACGATATGAGGACTTAACAGGCGATTGGCGAACAGACTTTGCTGATTGGATAGATCCTAGTAAAGATTATAATTATATGCCACAGTTGTATCGTAAAATAGCCAGTAAACAAGATAAGATTGCTGTTATGACTAATTACGATGCGTTTAAGAAGGAGTTTGATAGATGGTACACCGAGTAAAGAAGCTATTGGGTATTCCAACCGTTGAGTCTACATGTATCAGCATATGTATGATTGAGGACAATGGCGTAGAAGATATGTGCATAGGATGTGGACGAACGATGTCAGAGATAACAGAGTTTTACAATGCTGATGATTGCCGTCGTATAGAGATCAATCGCTTGGCACTTAATCGTTTACAAAACGATAGCTAATAACATAGTATAAATAAATATAGTAACGATAAACAAACTACTCTAACGCACAGAGTATATTTAAAAGCTTACGAAGTAAGCACGAACGAGGTTGGATATGTACATGACAATAATGGCAGAGGAATATGATAAGGAACAGGATGCTAAGGCAATGCACACCTATTCCCGAATGGAAGAGAACGGACGAATGGCTGTAGTTCTATACAAGCCTAAATCAGGCTTCTATGTAAATCTGTTTGAGAATAATAAACTAATAGAACGCAGAGAAGTGTATAATCACAGCGAACAGTATGCTGAGAACGTAGCAGAAAACTATGTAGACGGCATGTTCCACCCAGGAGATAACGATGACAGATAAGACACAAGAGCAGAGAATACAAGATGTACTGGTAACATTTAATATAAAATATGAGAACATGAGATTTCCAGAGCCTACGCGAGAGAGAGTGATGGCAGATTTAGAGAAGATGGGACGCATGGGAGATATAGGATACACAGAGATTCGCACCAATGCTGTAAATACTCACGAATTACCTATACAAGCCGATTTGTTTGAAGAGATTAATAAAGAGCCTATTACGTCTGAGTTAGAGACATTCGGAGACATAGATAGTATGATGAGAGAGGCACAGTTAATAGTAGATAACGTAGAGAGAGAAGTAGAATCTATTGGCACGAGTAGTAGAGTACCCACATACACAGCAGAAGATAACGATCCTTTTAACGAATAGATAAGAGCACTTGATGGCTAGAGCGTGGTGCCACACGCCTTAGCAATAAT